AATATCGTGACGATGATTACATATGTAATGGTGAATGTGAATGTGGTGAATGTGATGGTAAAACAGAGCTTATGATCACTTTATTTAATGAAAAGTGTAGTATTTCTGTTCTAAATGTAAAATCAGATAATATAAATGAGATTAGTATAGAATTTAATAATTGGATTGAACAATTTGTAGATCGATCTTATGAATTATGTAGATGTAAAAGATGTTTTACTGTTTTAGACAATGCATGTATTGATTGCTTTCCATTTTTACAAAAAGGAAAAGAAAATTGTTGTATTTGCTTATTAAACGAAGTTGAAATATGGGTCGAATTAAAACCATGCAATCATAAAATTCATGAATATTGTGCAGAAAATTTAGAAAAATGTCCTTTATGTAGATGTGAAATTAAAACACGTGAAAGAATATAAAAAAAAGAATGAAATTTTTATTATTAATTTTAGGTATATTGGATTTTGTTCAGAAATCCTAGAGTATCAATTCATTTTTATAAAATTTAAAATTATATATCTAAAAAAAAGGAAAAAGAAAATTGAATTTAAAGAAAAACATTTCTTTAAATTAACAACAACAAAAAAATGACTGACATTATTGAACCCTTAACAAAGCAACTGTTTTTTCCAGAATTTGAAGATATAAAAGTTTCAACCAAGACTTTTATTATTATGACAAATTTAGTGATAAATCTAAAGAATTTGTTTGAGTTTCTTCCCATAACAGAATATGCGTTTGTACCTAAGAAAAGAGGCCGCAAAAAGAAGAACAATCAAATAAATCCGAATAAAAATGTTCCACAGGGTTCAATTGTTACTATGAAATATGAAAATAATATTAGGGGAATCGATTTAAAACAGAAAAAGTCACATGCAAAGAAGAAGAAAAGTAAATGGTTTCGAAACTCTTTTACTGTTGTAATTATTTTAGACGATAAACCTATTAACTTTAAAATTTGTCAAAATGGAAGGTTTCAAGTAACCGGGGTAAAACACGATAGACAAGTAGAAGAATGTATAAAATGCATCTGGTCTCACATCAAAAATGAGGAAGAAAACATTTTTAAATTTACATCTGGTGATTGCTTAGAGACCATATTTATACCTGCCATGAGAAATATTGACTTCAGCATCGGATTTCTTGTTGATCGAGAAAAGCTCGCAAAATACATGAGTACACAGACAGAATTTCATTCTTTACTCGAAACTTCATTCGGTTATACAGGTGTAAATATTAAGATTCCATTAAATAAAGACATAAAAACGATGGATATAAAAAAATTTACTTTTAAAGGTGATGATATCATTGAATCTTTCATGAAATATGGGGACTATCTCAAGCTCCTTCCAGAGAAGGATCAACAGAAAAAGATAAAAAAGGAACGCTATAACACCTTCTTAGTTTTTCATTCTGGAAGAACAATATATAGCGGCCTTTCCTCCCTGTTTATGAGGGACTCTTACTACTATTTCCTTGAAATTATTAAGGCATCTTACGAGCAAATTGAGGAGCGTTTAGACGCTTAATTATGATTTTACACTAGATAAGTATAAAATCAGGGTAAAATCTAATTAGATTTGCGAAAACGTTATGAGATAAAAAAGTTAATCAGAATCGTAATTAGATGATCTAAATACGATTCTGATTAACTTTTAAAAAAATATTTAATACGATTTAAAGAATTGTAATTAGTTATAAAATAATGACAACCGAATTAGAAAATACTGAATATGATAATTTTGATATAATTATCGAAGAATCATCTGACGATGAAGAGACTCAAATTATAAAAGATCTAACAATTTATAATGATTCAAAAAATGAATATTATATTGGTTCAGAAGTTTGTGAATTGTTAGGTCACAAGAATATAACTCATTTTATTAAAATGAACGTTTCTGACGATAATAAAATTACATTTAAAAATTATACTGGTAATAAAGAACCAGTCTTAGATCCGAGACAAATTTTAATAACAAAAGAAGGTGTTTATGAATTGCTTCAAAAAAATATTAAAAAAATGTCACAACATGTAATTGATATTTTGATTAAAGCGAATATTGACGTTTCTAAAATTATTAAAGATGATGAAGATACCGATGAAGAAAAAAATGACGAAGACGAGTTAACAATGTATTCTTATATTAATAACGGATATTGTTTTGAGTATTTTGTTGGTTTACAAATTACAAGTTTAATAGGTTACTCTAATGTAACACAAGCTCTAAGTAATGTATCAAAACAAAATAAACTTGAATTCAGAGATTATCCTGGAGTAAAAAAACCTAAATTAGATCCAAAATCTATTCTAATAACAAGAGATGGTGCAATTGAACTTCTTATTAAAACAAGAAAAAGAATATCTCAAGATATTCTTCATCTTTTTAAAGAATTTGGTATTGATACAACAAATCGAAAATGTTTAACTAAAGAACAACAGACATTATCTGCAATAGCAAATACTTTTAAGACAGAAAAAATAGAGGACCAGTTTAAAGTAGGGAAATATTATTTAGATATGTATTTTCCAGAATATAAAATTGTAGTAGAATGTGATGAGAATGGGCATGCTGATAGAAAACCTTATAAAGAAAGGGAAAGAATGGATTATGTGAATAAAGAATTTGACATAAACGATACTCATTGGATGAGGTATAATCCGGATGAACATGATTTTGATTTATCAAAAGTCATAGGAAGAATATATAATAGAATAATTTTAGCAAAGAAAGATTATATGGATAAAGAATTGAGAGAATTCAAAGAAAAATTCGACGATGAAATTAGAGTTGATAAAGAAGAAAAGTGGATGAAATTGGAAATAATTGACAAAGGAAAATTTGCTGCTCCACCAAAAGATTACCTAATAGAAAAATTAAAAAAATATAATATATCTGATATAGCACAATATTATGGAATTTCAACAAATCCAGTGAGTAAATGGCTCAAACAATATGACCTAAATATAAAAGATTTTCATAATTATGACCCGCCATCAAAAGAAGATTTAGTTAAGGTTTCAACAAATAAATCCCAAACTGAAATAGCAAATCATTATAATGTGACATGTCATATAGTTAGAAAATGGTTAAAAAAATACGATTTAAATATATACGACCTTAAATTGTCTCAAAAACAAGTGACAAAAAATGAGCTTATAAAACTCATTGACGAAACCTCTTCTAAAGAGGAATTAGCGGAAAAATTAAATGTAAGTGAAAAGACTGTGGATAAAATAATCAAATCTCATAATATAGATAAGATGCCAAGTAAGGAAGAATTGGAAAAAAACTTACATCTAAAAAGTAAGGATGAGCTAGCCGAATTTTATAATACCTGTAGAACAACGTTAAGAAAATGGATAAAATCATATGGTTTAGAAGACATTAGATTTACAAAAACAACTCATCGACCAATAATAGTAATTCAAAATAATATACAAATAAGATATGAATCTATGGTAGAGCTTGAAAAAGAACTAAATATCAGCCATTCTAAAGTCGGTAAATGTATAAAAAATAAAGAAGAATATAGAGGATTTGAATTCAGGTATGCAGATGAGAAAGAAGACAATGAAGATGAGTTTGAAGACTCGATTAGTATCGAAAGTTAAAAAATATACTTTTTATAACGTTTATAAGTTATAAAAAATAATTATAAAATAATCTGTTTTCGTGTATCATTTTTTAGTATATAAGCCATAAAATTTACATTTATTTTTTATAAGGAACTTTCCCCTAAAAATTTTGTATTCCAATACATACTTTAAATTATGTTTATTGTGACTAAATAAATGAGTAGAAATGACGTAAACAATCTCTATGAAAATAATTAAATTCATCGTCGTATAGTTCGGCGCAAATATGACATAACTTATGTATATATTCACTTTTTTTTCTTTTATTACATTTAGAACATGATTCCTTTACTTTTCTTAACATATAAGGCATTCTATAAATTTTTCCTTTAAATATATATGGTTTCCATAAACAATTTTCACAACATGTTGGATGATATCTTTCTTTAATCTCATTAACAACTTTATTATATTTTAAAATAAAATTGTTACTCATTTCATCTATATATTTAAATAAATATAATAATTTTCTTTTTTAAACTTGTAATAAAGTTTAAAAAAATATTATTTCAATCTAAAAGTATATCATCTTTTGATGGTTTTGGGCAAGCCATCATCATTTTTTTTCTTAAATAAAATACAAATGATATTCTGTTTATGTCATCTTTTTTATCTGATTTCATTTTAGAATTTTATTATATAGTAGATTTAAAAACCGGCGTTTTAAATCTTCAAGGGTGTCAAATCTATAAGTCTGATTATCTTATTACCACGTAATATAATGTTTTATTACATTTTATTACGAATCTAAGCTGAAGATTACGGTATGAGTAGATATAAGTCGTTATTTTTATAATTTCTTACTGCGTTTCTTACTGCGTTTCTTACTGTGTTTCTTGGTAAGATTCTTACTGCGTTTCTTACTGTGTTTCTTGGTAAGATTCTTACTGCGTTTCTTACTGTGTTTCTTGGTAAGATTCTTATTACTTTTTCTTATACTTTTTCTTATACTTTTTCTCCTTTTTTTTGAATTACCATCTAACTCAAATTCTTCATTACACTTAAAATCATCTTCATTACACTTAAAATCATCTTCATTACACTTAAAATCACCTTCAATAAGTGTTAAAAAATTTTCGAAATCTTTTCTTTCTTCAATATTTGATATATTTAATAAATTATTTGCTGATATGTTTTCTTCTTCTCTAAAATTTGATATATTTAATAAATTATTTGCTGATATGTTTTCTTCTTCTCTAAAATTTGATATATTTAATAAATTATTTGCTGATATGTTTTCTTCTTCTAAAACGTTTAATAAATTATCAAATTTATCTGCTGATATGTTTTCTTCTTTTTCAAGTTCTTTTTCATAAGATACGATATTATTTACAATACAATAGTTTTTATGTCTGTTTAATAGCTTGTCTTTTATTTTTTTTTTATTTTCAACTTTTTTCAACTCACCTTTTAAAATTTCATTGTCTTTTAAATTTTTATCAGAAGGTATCAAAGCGTTCAATACAATGTTATATTTATTTTCCACAAATTTAGGTTTAATGTAATCAATTTTTGGTATATCTTTCATTTCTTCTTTACATTTATTTGTTAAACTTATCCAATCTTTTTGATTTTTTTTATTTACAGGAATAGGAATATAATCAATTAGTATGTTGATAAATTTATCTAAAAATAAATTATATTCTTCTTTAGAAGTAGGAGCCCATGCTATCTTTGTTTCAAGAAGATGTCCAAATTGTTTTTGTGTTAGTTCAGTTTTTCCTACACTTTTCAAATAAGTATTATATAGTTCTCTTAATTCTTTAATAAATAATCTTGGTGAACAATTAAATAATTCTGGGTTTTCCTTTATTAGTGTTGCTCTAATTTCACAAAGTTTATTAGTGTTAGTATAATCATCGTCAGTACTTACTATCTTTCTTTTCTTTTTTTCGGGTTCCATTTATTAAAATGGAAAATAAAAATAAATTTTATTTCTGTAAAATTTTAGTTTTTTACAAATTTATAAATTGGATATTTTCCAACTTGTGAATTAGCTTTGTATAAAAATTCTAGATTTAAATTATTTGTATTTGCAAATTCATCCACTGCTTTTGTTGTTCCTGGATGACATGAACTATAATCATCCCCTAATAACCACCCTCCTTTTCTAACTTTTTTCCACCAAAATTTCAAATCATTTTTTACAGCATCATAGCTATGATCTGCGTCAATAAAAACTGCATCTAAACTTTCATCAGATATTTGTTCTATAGTGATAGTTGTACTTGGTTGTCTGAACCAGGTGTATCTATCGTCGTATTTTTTCAAGTGTGTTTTTATATTTTTAGTAAGTTTTTCAAAACCACCAAAATCAATTACATCAGATGCAAAAGCATCTTCATAGTATTGCATAGGGTCAATTAAATATAATTTTTCAACATTTGTATTATCTAAAATTTGCCTGGCATGAAAACCATAACCAATACCAACTTCAGCGCATTTTTTAAAATTATTTTCATTTATAACAGTTGAAAATACACCGTAATAAT